AGTGGAACTATTACTGGTGGTGTTATTCGTGTGTATGCAATTTGCATTCTTATGGATGATATTACGCAGTCAAGTTCTGCTGCTGAAGTAGATCGTGATCTGCTTGCATAAATAAACTTTAGGGGCTGACTTAGGTTGGCCCCTTTAGCTTATCTTAGGGAAAAATAATGGCGCTTTCTTTTTTAACATTATCAAACAGTGTTATAGTACGTATGAATGAAATAGAACTTACCTCTAGTAATTTTACTGGAGCTAGGGGAGTTCAGACACAATGTAAAAATGCTGTAAATGAAGCTATAAGATATATTAATCAGAGAGAGTTTGGATACTCTTTTAATCATTCGACAAACACATCTACATTAGTACCTGGAGTGGCTAGGTATGACTTACCCACAGATGCTAAGTCTGTTGACTACAGCACAGCCAGGATTAAAAAAGACAGTGTACTTAATGTAACAGGTACTAGTCTTACAAATCTTAATTATTATGAATACATTGATAATGACTTTGCTAGTGATGAAGATGATGTAGCAACAACAACCTTAAATGGTTCTCATACTGATTCCGTAACAACTCTTACCCTAACTTCTACTACAGGCTTTGATGCCTCTGGTAAAGTTCATGTAGGTGGAGAAGAGATTACATACACAGCCGTTTCTGGAAACACTCTTACAGGTTGTACCAGAGCTGCTAACAGTACTACTGCTGCTGCATATGCAACTGGAGTAACAGTAACTCAATTTGAAGGTGGTGGTGTACCAAGACAAATTGTACGTACACCAGATAATAACTATTTAGTTCACCCTTACCCTGATAAAGAATACGTATTAAATTTTGATTTTTATACATTCCCATCTGACTTAGCTGCTCATGGGGATACTACAACTATTCCAGATAGGTTTGCACCAGTAGTGGTAGATGGTGCTACAGCATTTGTGTATCAGTACCGTGGTGAGATGCAACAGTATCAATTAAACTTTGAAAGGTTTGAGCAGGGTATAAAGAACATGCAGGGCTTACTTATTAATAAGTATGACTATGTAAGGTCTACAATGATAAACAGACCAGGAAGCTCAGTTAGCTATACTTCTGGAGTTACTTCTTAATGCCAGATAGTTCTCAAGTACAACCAGCAGCATTTAACTGTCAGGGAGGTTTAGTTCTTAACCGTTCTAGTTTTTTAATGGAGCCAGGACAAGCAAGAGAGCTAGAAAACTTTGAGCCTGACATCCAGGGTGGCTACAGGAGAATAAGCGGATACTCTAAGTTTGTTAATCAAGTTGTACCAATTACAAATAGTACTGCTGAAGAACCTTTAATGTCTTCCCTATTCGCTAATAAAGTTTTAGCAGCTAGAGGGGAAAAGATATTCTCGTCTGCCTCTACAGAGTTATCAATTCGTATTACAGCTAGTACAACCTTATCAGGCTCTGGTATTTTAACTGTAGCCTCTACTTCAGGTTTTTCTTCTAGTGGAACTATTCAAATTGACTCTGAAAAATTTACATACACAGGTATTAGTACAAACTCTTTTACGGGTGTAACTAGAGCTACTTCAAGTACAACTGCTGCTTTACATTCTAAACTTTCTGTAATATCAGAAGATTGGACAGTAAGAGATACTGGCAGAACTGGTGCTAAAAAATACCACTTTGAAAGATTTAACTTTGATGGTAACGAAAAGATTATCTTAGTTGATCAAGTTAATGCGCCAGTTGTTTTTAACTCTTCTATAGCTGCTACAGATGTTAGTGAAAGCAGTGTAGCAGGAGCAACAGTTGTAGCTGCTTACAGAAATCACATGTTCTATGCAGGTAAATCTACAATACCTCAAGAAGTAATTTTTAGTGAACCTTTTAATGAAGATGGTTTTAGTAGTGGTTCAGGTGCAGGTAGTGTAAAGGTTGATGACACTGTTGTTGCGCTAAAGGTTTTCCGTAATAGTTTATTTATATTTTGTGAAACTAGAATATTTAAACTTACAGGTTCCTCCCTTAGTGACTTTGTAGTAGAGCCTGTAACTAGAAACATTGGTTGCATTAACAGCTTTACTGTACAGGAATTTGCAGGAGATTTAATCTTCCTTGGACCTGATGGACTACGTACTGTTGCTGCTACTGCACGTATTGGTGATACAGAACTAGGTACAATTAGTAAAAACATTCAGTCTATTTTTGACGAAAACATTAAAGATGCGGTAGAGTTTGATAGCGTAGTTATACCAGATAAAACTCAGTATAGAATCTTTTTTAATAAAGCAGGTCAGGCATCAAGTATTTCTAAAGGAGCTACTTGTGTCCTAAAGAAAGAAGGTTTTGAGTTTTCAGAATTAAAAGGACTTAAAACTACTTGTACTGATACCTTTGTAGAAAGAGGTGACGTAATTGTATTACACGGAGATGTTAACGGATTTGTGCAGAGACAAGAATCTGGAAGTACTTTTGATGGATCAACTATTTTAGGTAAGTACAGAAGTCCTGATATGGCTTTTGGAGACTCTGGTATCCGTAAGCATATGCAAAAGGTTATTATTAACTATAGGCCTGAAGGAGTTATTGACACGGACTTATTTGTACGTTACGATAACGAAGATAAAAATTCTGCTAGACCTGCAGTATATCCCTTTGATACAACTAACTTACCCTCTGCATATGGTTCAGCTTTATACAGTACAACTTCCAGTACAACACAGTTTGCTTACGGAGGGGGTCAAGACCCTCTTGATAGAAAGTCAGTAGAAGGTTCAGGTTTTTCTATTATATTAAGAGTAGAAGATGATGGAGTAAGTAACCCATACTCTCTAAAAGGGTTTCAATTAGAATATCAGTTAGGAGCTAGACGCTAATGGGCGCTACATATACAAGACAATCCACTTATACAGATGGCGATACAATCACTGCTGATCACACTAATGATGAATTTGATCAACTTTTAGCTGCCTTTGCTGCAAGTACAGGTCACACACATGACGGTACAGCAGGAGAAGGTGGACCTATTAGTGCACTAGTTGGTCACACCCTTACATTTGGTGCTGGTACTTCAGGTACAGACATTACAATTACCTTTGATGGTGAAAGCAATGATGGTGTACTAAAGTGGATGGAAGACGAAGACTACTTTGAGTTTTCTGATGATATACTTATTGCTACTACAGAGAAGTTACAGTTTCGTGACACTGCTATTTATATTAACTCTAGTGCTGACGGTCAACTTGATATTGTTGCAGACACAGAAATACAAATTGCTGCTACTACTATAGATATTAATGGTCTTGTTGATATATCAGGTAATCTATCTGTGGGTGGTAACTTAGATGTTACAGGTACGTTTGATTTAAGTGACTCTAACTTTACTAATGCAGGTAGTATTTCTTTAGACAGTATTTCTGGTGATGCAGATGCAAATACAAGTATTACCTTTAGTGGCTCAGATGTAATTACTATTGCTACTGGTGGTTCTACTGCAGCTACATTCAATGCTTCTCAGGCACTTACTTTAAGTGGTATACTTGACGTAACAGACGCTACAGATGCTAGTGACGCAACAGGAGACACAGGTGCATTACGTACTGAGGGTGGCGCAAGTATAGCTAAGAAGTTGTATGTAGGTACAGACCTAGCTGTGTCTGGTGCTACTACACTCGCTGCTACTTCGTTTGGTGATGCTAATATTACTAACGTAGGTAGTATTGCTCTTGATACAATTATTAATGATGGTACAGATATTACGATAGATTCATCTGGTGATATTGTTCTTGATGCTGGTGGTGCTAATGTAACTTTTAAAGACGATGGCACATCTATACTTGATATTTCAAATGTATCTAGTGATGCCGTATTTACCGTAAGTACAGCAGATAAAAACTTTACTATTAAAGGTACAGATGGCTCTAGTGCTATTACTGCATTAGACATTGATATGGCACTTGCAGGTAAAGCTACCTTTAGTGGAGATGTAGTAGTTACAGGTGATCTTACCATTAGTGGTGATGATCTTACAATGGCTACTAATACTGCAGGTGCTTTACTTATTGCAGATGGTACAAACTTTAATCCTACTGTTGTTGGTGATTTAACTGAAATATCAACTGCTGCTAATGATGATGTCTTTTTAGCTATTGATACATCTGGTGGTGGACTTAAGAGGATTACTAGAAGTACTATTCTTGCTGGTTCTGGTTCTAGTTCAGACATAGCTAACGTAGTAGAAGACACATCACCACAACTAGGTGGAAACCTAGATATGAATGGTGCTGATATTGTTACAACTTCTAATGCTACTCTTGACTTAGCTCCTAATGGAACAGGTACAGTTGTTGTAAGAGGTAACACTAACTCAGGTGCAGTAGTCTTTAACTGTGAAAGTAATACTCACGGACAAAAAGTATTTGGACAGCCTCACTCTGCAAGTGTTACAAATAATTTAATGCTACCAGCAGGTGCTAACTCAACACTTGTTTCACTTGTATCTGCAGACATACTTACTAATAAAACACTTACTGCTGCTAAGATAGTTGATGGTGGATTTCTAGCTGATGCTAATGGTAATGAACTTATAGTATTCCAAACAACAGGCTCTGCTGTAAATCAACTAGAAATAACTAACAATGCTAGTGGTAGTGACCCTATACTCGCAGCTACAGGTGGTGACACTAATATAGGTATTACACTTACGCCTAAAGGTACAGGTGTAATTACAATTGCTGCAGGTAACTTAGACTATGGTGGAACTGCAGTTACATCTACTGGTGCAGAACTTAATATTTTAGATGGTGTTAATACTACAGCAGCAGAGTTAAATATAATGGATGGTGGTACTTCTGCTACCTCAACTACAGTAGTAGATGCAGACCGTGTTGTTCTGAATGACAACGGCACTATGGTTCAAGTAGCTGTAACAGATCTTGCTGCATACTTTGACGATGAAATAACTGCAATGCCTAACCTTATAACTACTGCAGCTACTACGGTAGGAGCATTAAATTCTGGTAGTATTACTTCTGGGTTTGGAACTATTGATACAGGTGCTTCTGCTATTACTACTACAGGTCTTATATCTGGTGGTTCATTAGACATTGATAATGTTCTTATTAACGGTACAACTATTGGTCACACAGATGATACAGACCTCATTACATTAGCTGATGGTTTAGTTACTGTTGCTGGTGAAGTATCCTTGACAACGCTAGACATTGGTGGTACTAATATAGCTACTACTGCTGCGGAAATAAACCTAATAGATGGTGGCACAGCAAGGGGAACTACAGCACTTGCTGATGGAGATGGTATACTAATTAATGATGCTGGTA